AGGTTCAAGTCCTTAAGTCTATCCTTTACACTGCCAACTTCCATTTCGCCCTTTGCATTTATAAAGCTACCTATTATATGCCCTTTCTCGTTGCTGTGTGTGCCTATCTCGTTAAGCCAGTTCCATTTTAAACCATTTACACCACACACAATCAAAGTGTGCTTAAACTGGCTTTTTCTTGATACTGCAATGTCTATCGCTTGCTTTGTTTTACCTAATCCCTGTTCATCACCGAGTAAAAATTTATTATGTGCAAGCCCATAATTAAACCCTTCAATTTGATGCTGGTATGGGGTTGTCTTAAATGTATAATCACTTCCGTCAACCTTATCAAATAATACTCGATTTTCAACCTTTGCCGCAACCTTTGTATTTACCTTTCCGCTGATATTAATCTCTTGGTCGCTAAATAATGCAACCACATTATTTATTTCAGCCACAGGCACTTCCCATTCGTGAGTTGCTGGTATATAATGCCTTTTCGGTAAACTTTTAATCTTGTTTACACTATCAAGGCTATAAGGAAAACTCACATACAGGCTTTCTTTAGTTTTCAAGTTTGTGGCTTTTTTCTGTTTTATTGTAATCATTTTTCAACCCTCCAATAAGTTTTATCGCTTATTTACTTTACAAGTATATTATATAATAATATGTAGTAAAATGCAATAGAGAAAATAAAAAAAAACAAGGGGCTTTATTTGCCCCCTGTTTTTTACTTTGCTTCTGCTGTCTGTTCTTGTTTGTCATCTTCTGGCTTTGCTGGTTCTGCTGGCTTTTTCCTAAATGCAAATCCCTGTTCAAGCATTTCAACCGCTGTGTCATACTGTTCGGTCTTTGTTACCTTGTAAACACTATCAAGAGTCCAGCCATAAGTGTCAGGTACTATTTTACATAAATCCATATTTTCAGCACTGAGGCTCTGGCTGTTAAGGTTTATCCTTATGCCCTTTTTCTGTAATGTAACTTCTGCAATGTTTCTCTTGTCAACATACAAACCAACATATCCACCAGTTTCCCTCTTTACTGCACCCATGTCAACCATGTGAGCAACCATGTCAGTAAACATTTTCTGTACTGCTGGGTCAACTGCTTGCTTCCCTCTGCCCCTGTGTTCTGGCTTGTTGTCTGCTGGTTTATTTTCTGGGGCTGGAGTTTCATCCTGCTTGTCTGTATCATCTGCTGGTTTTTCGTTGTTGTTGGTATCAACTGGGGCTTCTTCCTGCTTTTCTGTTTCAACTATCTTGCCGTCTGCTGGGTTTTCTTCCTGTGCCTCGTGTAATTGTACCTCCATATTTCCGTCCTCCTTGTTGGCTTCTGCCACATTATTTTCTTCCTGTACTGCTGGGGTTTCTGCTTCTGCAACTAATTTCCACCATCTGCCTAATGTGCTTTCACTTACCATTTTAGTTTCGCCGTCTGCAAGTGTAAGTTCAACCTTGTCGCCTATTGCTGTAACTGTGCCTTTCTGTTCGCTCACCTTTCTGCTTTCAAATACCTGTCCGAGTTTTACATTTTTCATTGTCATTATTAATACACTCCCTTTTAAAGTTTTTTTAACTGTGTGAGGTTCATCTCCCTCGCTACAATTATATTATATAATAATATGTTCTAAATTGCAATTCCTTTTTTAAAAATTCTTGAAGTTTTTTTATGTTTTTTTATCGGGGTTGCTTGCCTTTCCTTTACTGTGATTATATTATATAATAATATGATTATAAATGCAATACCTTTTCATAAAAAAGATAAAAAAAATAAGGAGGTTCATCGCCTCCTTATTTTTTAACCAACTGCACTATTATTAAATTTTCCATCATCAAGCAAATCCTTTGCTTTCTGATATAGCCAATGCACCACAGGTCTCAAGGCTTCTGGGTCTCTAATAAATACCTTTACCCTTGCTGGCAATATAAAATATAAATGTTCACAAACCCAGTCCTCTTGTTCCTTGCCGCTTTGCAATACTGCATCCTTTGCTTTACTTTTGGCTCTCAGCATTGCTTGAAAAGCAAGTGTTTTAAAATTGTTCCATTCAGCAATCGCATAAATTACAACTGCCACAATCACAGCGATAACAAATCGCCAATCCCATAATACAGCACCGATGTTATTCATAACATCGCCTCCTTATTTTTTATTACATTAAATATATATTAAAGGCTGGCATTTATTAAAGTGCCAGCCATAAACTTTTTATCCATTACTGGATTTTAATCTTTTGTCCTACATAAATTTTATTCGGGTCAGCAATACCGTTTATCTGTGCAAGATGTTGATAAGTTGTGTGGTATTTTGAAGCAATTCTTGAAAGTGAATCTCCGCCTTGTACTGTGTAAACAATACTTGAAGGAGCGGTTGAAGTTGCTGAACCTGTAACTTTCAACTTTTGTCCTGCATAAATTTTATTCGGGTCACTTAAACCATTTATTTCAGCAAGATGCTGATAAGTTGTGCCATACTTTGAAGCAATGCCAGAAAGTGTATCGCCAGATTTTACAGTGTAATAATTATTACTTGCTGGGGCTGGGGTACTTGCTGGGGCACTGCCACCAACTGAAATATAATCTGCACTCACGAACCCACCATGGTCACCGAAGTAAATACTCCACCAACCATTCGATTTAAAATCAAGTTTTACCTTTGCACCCTTTTTAAGTTGTCCAATTACTGAATGATTTGTTCCTGCACCATTACGAACATTTAATATATCGGCTGTAACTGTGCCATAAGTGTTATCAAGATGTTCGGTTGCTGGTTGTGGGGCTGGGGTTACTGGGGTTGGAGTTACTGGAGTTACTGGAGTATTTTTACCATATCCGTTCAAGCCAGCTTTTTTAATTATGGCGTCAAAATCTTCATAACTTACATCCAAATCACAGCCGCCATTTACACCAGCAAATCTTCCACCTGTTTCTCCGAACTGGCTTTGCCACATTGCACAATTCAAATCTGGTTTATCAACCGCAGGTCTTGCAAACCAGAAAGTATAATTTTTCAACTGGTCTGCATATAAATGATTAATGCACCAATCTTTATTCGCATACCAGCCAACAAAGTAACCAGCTTTTTCCATTTGTGAACAGAAGGCTTTTATAATATCTGTAATAGTTTGTCTCGAAGGCATTCCGTTTCTTCCCTTATACCCATCGGCATCTTCCATGTCAATATATACAGGGTAAGAAGGTTTTCTGCCCCTTAATAGTCTTAACACATGATTTACTTCACCAGCAACACCTTCAACATGAAGAGCATAACTATAAAGGTAAACCCCATAAGGTATTCCCAGTCTTTCACATTCGCTCGCATTTCTTGCAAACTGGCTGTCATCTTGTGATGCTTCATCTTGCCCAAATCCACATCTTAAAAGTGCAAAGTTAAGTCCTGCCGCCTTTGCCTGTTCCCAGTTTACAGTTCCATTGTGTTCTGATACGTCAATTCCCTTAAACATATAATTCACTCCTTATAATAATTTCAGAATTTCGGGGGCTATTTTAATCCCCACCAGTAACAAGATTGCAATGAGTAAAACAACAATTATTTTACCCAGCTTATCCGTCAGTTTCCATGTTTTTTCATTGTGGTCTTGCAATGTTGCCAGCACGTCATTTTTAACATTGGAAAATTCAGTTTTTAAACTCTTGATGTCGGATTTTACTTCCACATCAACAGCATTCAGTTTCTCCACCTTTCCTTCCAATTTTTCTATTCTGTCTTCTACATTGCCAACCCGTCGAACCAGTTCACCCATAGAAACCTTATTTTGATTTACATCTTCCATGTCGACCTCCTCCTTGATTAATCAATCATTAAATATATAAGAAAATAAGATAATTATTAAAGTGGTTAAAAGGATTTTAAGGTAAATACTTATAAAAGTTCGGGTCTTGCTGTCCGATAGCCCATGTGCCGATTCCTTGTAATTTCCATTCAAATTCGGCTCGGTTCATCCAATAAAAGTACATATTCATATCACTGTAATAGCATATAGAAGCACCATCTTTATCAACTAAATACAAACCACTTACCCACACACCAATATCATCGGCATGTATGGAAATTGCAGTGTCTCCGCTTGCACTAAATTCGGAACTGTGCAAGTAATCCCAGTCCATTGAAATAACCACAGGTTCATTATATCGGTCAAGGTCAGTTCTATAATTTATTTCCTCTCCACTCGGTATATAAATACAGTTGTTTACAGAATCATAATTTGCACTTCGATTAATTCTGCCTAACTGTTCCGTCCCTGCTGGGGTTGTTACCGTTACAGCCTCTCTCAACTGCATCCAGTAACTATCATAGGCTTCAAGTAATGTGCAATACATTGTCGCTGAAGTTGTATATAATCCGAAATTGTAACTGCTTACACCACTGCAAGTAAATACAGTCGAACCGTTATATTGAACATCAAGTGAACCACCCCTACACCTTGCTATAATACTATTTGTTCCAGTCGTGTCTACATTGACACTATTTACCTGTCCACCATTCAAGTATAACACAATCTGACCGCTTTTTAAAGCAATTCTGGCATTACCAATATTTAATCCAGCTTCATTTCCGCTGAATGAAAATGTTGCCTTAACTCGTATATCACTGAAATTGCTGTATTTAATACTTATGCTACCGCTACCTCTTAAAGTGCTCGGGTTCATATAGGTTCCATCAACTGTCCAGCTACCACTTACATTATAATAAGTGTTAAATAATGCACTGTTAAACTGTGTTCCCTGTTCTGGGTCTGGGGCATAACTTCTAAAATCATCACTCCATACATAGGCATATTCTGGGGGTCTTCTTAATGCTTCAAGTGTCAACTTGTAACCACTTGCCGCCTGTACTGGGTTATTATTTACATCGATGAAAGTTGCTGGTTTTACTGTAAAATTAATATCACCACAATCCATCGTATAACTGAATGAACTTGCTACCCTAAATCCATAAAGTTGAGTCCCATCTACACTATTTGCACCATTAAAAGTAAAGGTATGAGAACCAGCACTTAAATTAATCGAACCAACTTTAAACCAGTGCTTTTGTCTTGCCAGTGGATACCATTGTGTCGGTTGAGTTGCTGTAAAGTTACTTCCATCAATATTTACATTTAATGAATTTCTATCCCACCATGGAAAATTCACCCATAAAACAATATCATAAGTGCCACCAGTTGCAACATTAAATGTCGTACTTGCAACACCTTCATCTTCCATTATAGGATTACCATTTTCATCAACTGCTAGATTTCCTTCTGCATCTTTCAACAGTACTGGGGGTCTTGCCGCAACAAAGTTTCCGCCCAGTGTAAGAGCACCACTACAATCCCATCCACCGCCATCGGCTGTATTTACTACCTTGTCCACTACAATATTATTAAAGTTTGTTTTCTGCTGTTGACTATATGCTGTAAAAAAGGGTTTATTATTATAAGTGTCAATATTTAAAGGGTATAAGTTATTTTTATCGCTTGTCGTATCGTTGGCATTTTGGAAGTCATAAACATCCAATAAAATATATGGGCTTATCTGGTCGTCATCCCAGTAACCAACAAAGGGGATATATGGTTGAGGATTATCTGTTCTTTGCCCTGCATTATAGGCGTCTTCAGTATGGTTGTATTTACCTAACATCCAATATAAAAATGCTAAATAAGAACCCGAACTTTCACCCCTATAGTCGTACTGGTCAGTCGGTTTTTTATATATTTGCCACCTAAATCCATAAGCTGGCAAACCCATAAACACAGTACTCGGGTCGAGTTGCTGTGTTACATAGGCATAAACTTGTTCAAGCCAATTACGAGGGCTGATAGGGCTGGGGGCACTGCCAGCCCAGCTCATACCATAACTCATAATTGTGCAACTATCCATCAATGATTTCAAGTTTGCATAATTGCACCATTTTTCAGCACCAACTGTCGTATAAGCGGCGGTCATTGCTGGGAGGTCATAGTGTACTTTTAACCCCCTACCCCTTACCGTACTGCTTATCCTACTAAATAAAGCCAGCACCAAACTTTCATCGGTTTTACTGCCACCTCTTTCAAGGTCAATATCAATACCTGTAATATAGGTATTTTCATTTATTAATCTATTTATTTCATTAATAAAAGTATCCTGTGCACCATTTGTATTATTTTTTAGTGCATTAAAGATACTCGAATTACCGTCATTCCTTATTGTTAAATACCATCTAATGTTCGGATACTTTGCAATTAAGGTATTTATTTTATTAAGATGATAAGTGTTATCATTAGCGGTCATTCCTGCATTTCTTGTAATTGTGCCAGTGCTGTCCACTGTAAAATCGAATATACCTAATTGGTATATTTTATCACCATTTGCATCTATTTCGTCATACATTCTGGTCGTCTTTGCGAATGTCCAACTCATAAATCTTCGCATTACCAATTCACCCCACTTTTGTCCCACTTTGTAACCGTAAATAAGCAAGTGCCTACATCACGATTATTAAAGTTTATTCTATAAATGGCGTCCCCTGCTGGGCACGTCATAGGAGCACCACTATAATTATCATGTGACATTTCTGAACCATTTACCAGCACATCATGATTCGCTGAATCAATTTCCAATGTATCGCCAGCCTGTAAATTATTACTATAATTGAACTGTTTTGTATTATAATAAGTGGCGATATTAATTGCTCCAGTGGTTGCCTTTGTTGCTGTAACCTTAAGGTCAAGTCCTGTGGTTGCTGTACCTTGGTTCGGTACTATAATAATATTCTGTCCTCTTAAAACACTGTTGAAATGCTGTGGAGGGTCGATATTTGTTCCATCGGTTCTATGCCTTAATAACATTTCTTGAGTGTTACATATATAACCTGTTAAAATACTGCCAGCTTGCAACATAAAATCTGATGCTTTAATTGTGCCAGTGCAATCATTTACTTTTAATTTCACAGTTACCTTTTTAACTTTTTTCCCATCAGAGGGAGTTGCCAGCCCCATATATCTTAAATTTCTATTCATTATCGAAACTCCACTTTATTTCTGAGGGATGTCCTATCCATCGGGTCGCTGTGGAACCGCCTTGTAACATAATGTCGGTTGCTTTAACTGTGCCAGTGCAATCGGATACAACCAATCTCAATTTTATTTTCTTTATTTTGGAGCTGGCTTGCTCTGGCTGTACCTTTTTAGCGAAAGATTCCATATTCATCACCCCACTGTTATAAATTGAGTTTCTGTTGTGCCATCTTCATATTCGAAAGTTACTTCAAATCCAACTTTACCATTTGCACCCTTAATCAAATTATCTATTTCAATTTCTGCACTTACTGTATAGGCGTCTCTGTTTGCTACATCAACGGTCTGGGCAAGGCTTTTTTCTACACCCATTTCGCCAGTTGTTACAAAGGCACTGCTTCCGCTTACCCCTGCTGTATTATCAATCGTGAAGCCACTGTTTACCCAGTAATTAAACCCATCGTCGCCCCTGCTGTTAAATAACAAGTTAAACATTGATATATCTTGCATTGCATTTTCTACTGCATCACTAACACTGGCAATATCTAAAGTACCGTTATCCAGTGCCGAACTTAATTGGTCAGCAAGTGTTTTAAGGGCTGTGTCCAGTTGTACTTCGCTATCTTCTGGCTGAAGTACATTTATTGTTCTTGCAACAACTCTCATCTGTTTGCTTAAGTTTAAATCTTTATCAAATACTGGTATATAGTCACCCAGTGAAGGTATTTTGCCACCTATAAATGAAACCTTTAAAGTGTAATTAATTGCTGGCTGGCTTATAACATCAAGGTAAGCCGCCATCCATTGTTTCATATAGTTCGGATTTGTAAACCTATTATCATCATGATATAAAGTTTTTAAAACTCTTGGCTTATTTTGGTTATCATACCAGCTATAATTTTCAAGATAATCAATGCCATTATTTACACTGCTTATCGTGATTCCGTTTGCCCCAGTTAAATAAAGTCTTGTAATTAAGTTTGTCGTATCAATAGTTCTTTTTATCTCTGAAGTATTCTTTTCATAAGTGCATAAATAATCTGTCTGTTCGCCTACTTCTTCCAATAAGTCAACTTTCTTTTCATAAGTTCTAAAATAAAGTTCACCGCCATAAAGTGTCGGCACTGCCCTTAATGCTTGCAACCTTGTCATACTTTCCTTGATATTAAAATCATGGGGCACAGTGATTTCAACTGTGCCCACACTCCATTCAGTGCCGTCCAATATTGCCGCCATTGCCGCAGTTGGTCCAACACTGTCAAGGGTTATATTTGAAACAGGTTCGGGGTCATTAAGGTCATACCATGTGGCGTCGCAAGTTATAGCGGTTGTAAACTTATTAGCTTTATCGTCTTCAATTATCCTAATTATGAAATCCCTATAATTACCCCTATCCTTAATTCGAACTTTTGTTTCATTTGCCACATAACTCCTTTTTAAGTCCTTTGCTGGCATTTTAAATTCCAGTGTTTCATATCCGTTTGTACTTGTCATCAACTGGTCTTTAATAAGCACATCAAAGGCATTTTGAATAATGGCTTTTGGCTTACCATTATCGTCGAGTATAATAGGATAATTTTCCATTTAAGCCACCTCCTTAATTATAGTTCACAACCATGAGCAATCGCAGTTAAGTCGATACTTGCTGGGGCTACTGCATAAAATTTTAATCCAGCCACCGCAGTACCAAACACATAACCCCTTCCGAAGTCAAGTGTTATCATTCCATTTGCTGGGATTGTAATCTTACCACTTGTCGCACCAGCATTAATGATTGATTTTGTTGAACCTTCTCTTACAT